AGAAGCTGTAGACAGAGCATTACCAGCATAGGTGTAGCCAGTAGGCGTCATGATATCTGCCATGCTTTGAGCAACTGGTGTTGATGCACCACCCAAAGTGGAAACCCCAGAGGCGGCGTTGCCACTCAAGTCAGTGATACTAGGTGCTAACTGTGAACTCATGTCACCAGTCTGGAGAACATTACCTAAGGTATCAAAGGATGGGTTCAGACCAGCACTTGCGTTAGCAACTGGAGCTAGGGAGGTTGTACCACCTGCTATGCCTGTACCAGCAGTTAGGTCTCCTGCTCCTTCTGCTGTCATGAGACCGGGCGTGCTCGCCATAACAGGCGTAGAGCTTTGAGCCGCCAACGCAAGGTCAGCAGACTCAGCATCACCACCCACAGAAGCAATAAGCTCAGGTGCGTAGATGGCTCCAGCAACGAGTGCGGCATCCCTCAGGATGGGACTCTGCACCACCTGATTGACCACATTACCAACTGCGTTTCCCACATCAGAAACTGCATTTGATACACCATCTACAACTTTACCAAGTACACCACCACTCATTTATAGCTCCCCATGTAAAACATAAGGATCAATCTGGTTGATTCCTGAGTGTTTCATCGTAATGTTTTTTAACCCTGCAAGCTGTGCAAGTCTCAAATCTGTACCCTCATTTTGAGCGTACATAAGAATGGATTTCATGCCTTTGTTCTTGAGAAACTTAGCCATTTTTCTCAAAGCATTGATATATTGTCTAGGTGGGTCACCATTGATAATGGCTAAGAGAACGTTTCTGTCTTTTTCTTTACAGAAGAAAATAACATTGTTAAATCTGATGGGCTTAAAACCTTGTCTAACCAAATTACCCATGGTCACCATAAGATCGTCATGGTTGCCACTCATATCATTGGTTAAGCGATGAGCATGGGCGATTTCGTGCACATCCTTCAACATATGTGGAGGATTGTTGTTGACAGGCTCATTGGCTATGTTGTCTGCCAAAGCGTGAGCTAACAAGTGTTCTATCATTTTTGTCCCTTTTGGAGTGACATTATTCCAACTAAACTTTCAGCCCATGTTTGCCACGTTGGGAATCCTCTGTGATCAGGTACTCCTGATTGCACAAAATACCCAATGCCTTGCATACCAGATGCCCACTCTCTCCAATTTTCCTCAGGCAAAGTCCCAAGTTGGTTTGGAGCAAAAAGTTCTGCCATATGAGCACACCACGAGTCCCAAGTATGCCCACGAGGATCGTAAACAACCATTATGGGTTACCTGTAGAGCGTTCATCGCCAATCTCACATGACAGCAAAACTTTACCCATTTGGTAGTTTCCACCATAGGTGTTGCTCTCAAACCTGATTCTCATCTCACGCCTTTGCTCTCTCATGTCGATTTTAAGCGTTGTGGGGCTAAATGTATATGGTCCAGTGGTGACATCGCTATCGTCAGCGTAGCCTTTGCCAGTGATGTAAAGGTTCATATTGCCATTTTGAACAAAATCTGGTTCAACACGCTCGACTCGAATCCAACGGTTAGTGCCTGAGGGGTCCATGGCCCCCGGCCCCCCCGTCACCCAGCCAATATTGTTTGTCTCAATGTAACTCTGTACTGCATCCACATTGGTCAAATACACCTGATCTGACCCTGTTTCATGTTGCCAAAGCGTAAAAAACTGATTAAATGTCGCTGTAATCGTCAACCCTGTACCACTTGAGGGTGCTCTCGCAGTTGTAGTCAATGTGCCTGATAGGGATTGAGAATAAGATCCACCATTTGCAATGCTCAATCCAGTCACAACACCACTAGAAACGCTTGTAACAGTTAAAAGTGCATTTGCTCCTGATCCACCATTGACAGCAATTACATCATTAACAGCATAACTAGATCCACCACTTACTATGGATAAAGCAGTAATTTGGTAACCTGTAGCTACATTAGATCCCCAAATTGGGTGCACAAACACCTCAGAAAACGTTCCTGCTGACCGTTTGGCTCCTACAGCTTGTCCTGCATCGTACCAAGTCTGCTCTCTAACATTGTAGATAACAGCATCTGTACATTCAGTTGCAGAACCTCTAGGGTAGAACCACCATATTTCACCCCAGCGAGGCACCTTAGTAACCCAAACTTTTTGCCTTTGAGCATAGTTCAGGTTATCAAAAAAGTAGTTTTGATTCAAAGTGTTGGGTACTTCCTGAACCACACCGTTATAAACCAAAAATCTATCTACTCCAGCCCAGTAATACAAACCATCGTATTCAATTACTGAGCTTGAAGACAAGATAGAGGTTTGACTAGAAATGATGTCATAAGTCCAGAAATAGCTATAACTACCTGATGTTGTAGGCGTAAAGCTAACCCTGATCAATGAATCCAAAGCCCAAAATAAACCAGAAGGTGAAGTTGTACCACCCCTGACAGGCAATCCCTTGACAATCTTTCCTGTGGCTACGTTGTTGATATTTGCATCAGAAGCAACCCAGTTGTTGAAGTCTCCTGCTGAACTATTCTGGATCAAGCCATCGTTGCCATAAACAAAAAGATAGGGATGGATAACAACACAACCACCAGAAACAGCGATTTGATTGTCAAAAGTCACTGGGGTATACAAAGTAAAAGTTAAGCCTGCAGTTGTTCCTGCAGTAGTTGTGATGGCTGTTCCACCAAGGGTGCTTGACAGAGTGAACGTTGTCGATCCATTGGTTGCGATGATGTAATAAGTCTTAGGGCTTGCGTAATTGAGGATTGAACCAGTTCCTGTGAGCGTACCCGTGATGACCACTGCCTCGCCTGTAGCCAAAGTGGTTGAGGTGCAAGAAAATTGTCCTGCAGTACCTGTAATTGCTACACCAGTAAGGCTAGGGGTTGTTCCAGTGGCATTTTGAGACATCGTCACCGTATTGGTGACAACAGAAACAACTGTCGTTCCAGTAGGAATATAGGTTCCAGTGATCAATTGACCAGCACCTACTTTGATGTCTGTGGAGCTTAAAGTAAGGGTGTTGGAGCCATTTGTGGTGGCACCAAAATCGTTGAAAATACCTACTTTGTTCATCGTACCCCCGGGGAACGAGCCGTACAAAACAGGCGTGTTCACAGTGCTGTCGATGGCTGAGAGGTTCTGCCCCGGGTGCGCTACAAGCGTCTGCCCACCTCCACCAGCATCGTGTGCAATATCAAATTGCCACAAATTATTCGTTGAACTAGTGAAATAGTTCAGCGTGTACTGCACTGGACCATACCCAGTACCATTAACGTTATTGGTTTGCCACTGCTCCAACCCTGCAGAATAGCCAGAAAGCACATAGTTAATGCCTCCAACAGAGGTCATTGTCATCCCACGAGAAATATTAGAGGCATTGTTAAAAATACCGTTGTACCCACCAATTTTACGAGGTCTCCCACGCTGAAAACGTACCCATACCCCATCTACATAAGATGGAGAATCAAACAAAGTACCATCCCTCTGGATGCCAGCCTTGATGTTTAGGGATATGACTTTTTCAGTCATTAGAACGTTCCCCCAGAAATGCCATTAGGAACGTACAAACCAAAAGAAGAAAACAACGCCCCTAAACTACCGTTGATTGCAACTCCAACTGTATTACTTGCAGGCAAATAAATACCAGTATTTGTATTAGAAGTAAAATTAATCGAAGGTGTAGAAAGCGATCCTGCTGACAAAGTCAAACTTGTAAAAGTGCTAGCTGAACCAGAATTAGCGTTGTATACATTGGTACCATCACAAATCACTAATATGGTTTGCATCTGTGAAACACTTACTGTAGCTCCACCACCTACACCAGTGCTTATAGTAAAAGTATACGACCCAGATGTATTGTTTGTAATTGCATACAACTGAACAGTTTGAGGAACTTTAACAATTTGGTTTGATGTTAATGTACCTGTATAAACTTGAATTGTATTTGATGCTTGAGCTGAACTTAATGTGTATGTGCCACCAGTTACGCTAACAGCTAACTGTGTGTAAGCAAAAGCATTAGATCTGCCATAAGCAAAAGTGTTATATCCTGATCCATTACAAACTACAACAACAGATTCGGTCAATTGAAGTTGTTGAGTTGGGTTCCCGTCAATAGTGTCTGATCCTTGAGGCGTAATGGTACAAATACCAGTTCCATCATTTTTTACCATGACAAACCAATTGTTACCTGCTGTACTAGAAGCTGGTAATGTCAATGTCCCAACACCAGTTGACCAAACAAGTAATGAAGCTCTACTTGCCAGTGGTATTGTCGTACTTGAATATATGAAACTTACATTGTATGACTGATTTAAGGTTGTATTGATTGCTGTTAAACCATAACCAGCCAAAGATGAAGAATTAGCTGATGAAGTTCCTGCACCAAATTGAATTTCAGCCCAAGTTCCTTGTGTTGTTGAATTATCAATTAAGTATATGTACCAAGCTAAACCAGAGGCAATCGTGATCAATGTATTGCCAAGAATATCTGTGACAGTAAAAGGATTTGATCCAGTATTTCTGATTAATGTAGATTGACCAGTAGATACTTGTAAAGCAGATGGCATTATCAAAGACAAGCCAGTTGTTGTGGCATTAACATCAATGATGTTTGCTACAACAGAACCAGTATTTCCATTGATAGGCCATTGAAGAAATGTATTTATTGAAAGAGTCAAAGACTCGTACCCAACTTGGGTAGGGCTTATCGTCTGGCCTGTGAACGGATCGGTATATGTGGTCATGATTAGCTATCCAGTGCGATGGCTTGTCTGTCAGCCAAACGAGAAACGTCCTCGGTCTTGAGGGCGGCTATGGCGGCATCGTACTTCTGTTGAAATATCTGCCTCTGATCGTTTTTCAAGAAAATCATCGCTTGCAACAACGTGCCAAAAATCATCGCATTTGGTGCATTTCTGGTCAGCCAGTTTGTTTGGTTGTCACTTGCAAGGGGTTGAATTCTTTCGTAAAAAAGAACCTCAAATGAGTATGCTTGATCAGGAGTAGGTGCAACTAACCAATGTTCATAGTCATAGTCACCATAATATTTGGGTGTACCAGTGGTTGACCCTGATGGAGCATACTGCTCAAGATATTCGTATTTACGCAAAAAAACAGGCTGTTTAGAGCCACTGTTTGTTATATTCATTGATACTGTCTTACGCCACCTAGCAGGCTTCGCAATGACGTTATTATTGGCTGTCATCGTGGATTGAACCACCTGCAATTGACCCAGAGTCTTAATCTCTTGGGCTATCTCAAACTCACAAAGTGTGATAAAAGTAGGTATTTGGTTTACCAAGGCGGTGTCATTCCGCTCTAGGTACTGCTCGACAGTAGTGACTAAAGAATCATAAGTTAAAACAAATGATGGTGTAGTGGTTATAGCCATAGTTTACCCAATATTTTTCTCATTTTATTCTCCTATAGCCTTACAAGCAAGATAAAATTAGACAAGCTAAGACAAAATTGATAATGCTTTAGTAGTAAGCAATATTCGTTCTTGCAAGCCAAATGTACCTCCATTAATCCGTCTGGTTAAGCCCTCCCAATTTTGGGCTTCAGCAAGCTCATTACAGCCATGAGTCTTCCAAAACCAACCTGCGCTTAGGGCGGCATACATGGGAGATGCTACCAAGGCGGTGTTACCAGTGACAAAGTTTTGATTCACTGCTTGGCCAAAGTGCCAATAGTTATCGTGGCCAGTCAGTTGGATACAGCCTCTGCCGTGGAATTTCCATCCGT